ATGAAGTAACGAGCGTAACCGACAGCGCGGGAAACACATACACCCAAGCTGTTGAATATACGAACGGCCAGTCCGCCGCAGGGAACGGCGCGACCGTCGCGATCTGGTATAGCATTCTCACAAGCGCCCTTGCGACTGGCGGCACGATCACGGCCAATTTCGGGAGTGTTACGGCCAAAGCGATCACTGCGTGGGGATATTCCGTTGCCAGCGGCTCAACCGTCAGCGTCGATGGCACCCCGGCTCATGCGACAACGTCCGCCACGACAGGCGGATCGCTCACCTGTTCCAGCCTCTCCAGCGTAGAGCATTTGGCGGTTCGCGGTGTCGCTGGGGAGAACGCTACCGCCGTAACGCCCGCGCAAACGAGCTGGACGGCGCTCAGTTCGGCGGCCACGACGGGCGGAAGCAGCGTAACAAATATGGTCGTTGGCGGGCTGTGGCAGATTGCCGCCGCATCGACGAGCGTAACCTCGAACCCCACGACGAACCCGACCCTTTCCGGCGACGGCGAAATTGTTCTCGCCGCCTTCAAGGAAGTGGCAAGTGGGCCAACAACCCACGCAACAACAGGAGCACTAACCGGCCAGCTCGGCTCTGTAGCCGGGTCAGCCGCGCACGTTGCGATTCACGGCACGACCGGCGCACTGACCGGTCCCGGAAGCTCGGTCGTTGGCTCTGCGGCGCATATTGCCAATCACGCTACCAGCGGCGTTCTCACGGGTCAGCTCGGATCGGTTACAGGCTCAGCATCAAGGACAAGGGAACACGCAAGCGCCGGGGCACTGACGGGGCAGCTCGGAAGCGTTTCGGGAAGCGCCACGAGGTTCAGGCAGTTTGCCTCGACTGGGGCGCTGATTGGACAGGGCGCATCGCTGTCCGGTTCGGCGGCAAGATCGAGCAGCTCAGTAACGCACAGTTGTTCGGGCGCTCTTGTGGGCCAGATTGGCTCGCTTTCAGGGGCGTCGGCAAGGTTCAGGGCTTTCAGTTCCAGCGGTGACCTGACCGGCCAAGGATCGCTGCTCGTCGGCGCGGCGAGCCGCGTAATTGTTCACGCAACATCGGGCGATCTTGTTGGCGGCGAGGCTTCCCTTGCGGGGGCCGCTGAATGGATCGGCGTCGCCGCCGGCCTTCGACAACTGGACCGCAACAAACGCTTCTGGGGCCAGCCCCAGAGACACGGTAGAATGAGGGGATGGCGTTGATGGCAGAGGACAATGCCCCGACGCTCGAACAATATCGCAAGATGTTCGCGGATGCTCGCGACCTGCTGGCCACCAACCGGCAGGAGCAGCAGGTTGACGATGACTATTACCACGCAAAGCAGCTAACCCCAGACGAGCTTGCGACACTCAACGCGCGCAAGCAGCCCACGGGCATCTTCAACCGCTACCGCAAGTCGATCAACGGCACGCTTGGCGTCATCGAGTCCGGCGCAACCGACCCGCGCGCATACGGGCGCAACCCCGGCGTGGACGAGGACGGCGCGGACGTTGTGACCAAGACGCTGCGGTTTGCGGCGGAAACCAACGACTTCGACGACCTCAGGCTGTCGTGCGCTTACGATTACCTTGTTCCCGGCCATTGCGCGGTGCTGGTCGAGGTTGACGACAACAAGAAGCCCAAGCTGACCCAGATCAGGTGGGAGGAGTTCTTTTACGACCCGCGCTCACGCAAGCGCGACTTCTCCGATGCGCGTTACATGGGCATCGCCAAGTGGATGTATGCCGACGACGTTTCGGCACTCTATCCCAAGGCCAAGGGCGACATCGATGGGTCGTTCAACGGCTCGGACATCCTCAACGGCTCGCTCGGAATGGGCGACGAGACGTTCCAGGATCGCCCGAACGACCAGACCTCAAACTGGATCGACAGCAAGAACCGCCGCCTGATGGTGGTGGAGATGTATCACAAGGCCGATGGAGCGTGGAACCGCTGCGTGTTCTACGCGGGCGGCATCCTTGAGGCCGGACCCAGCGCCTACCTCGACGAGAAGAAGAAGCCCGACAACGCCATCGTAGCGATGAGCTGCTACGTTGACCGAGACAACAACCGCACCGGCATTGGCCGCGACCTTCGCGCGCCGCAGGACGAGTTCAACAAGCGCCGGCAGAAGCTCCTTCACCAGCTCAACAACCGCCAACTCCAGGCGTCCGACCCCAACAGCTTCATGCCGATCGATGCGGATGAGGCGCGGGCCGAAGCGGCAAGGCCGGACGGCATCATTCCTCCGGGTTGGGTTCCGGTCAACCAGAACGACCTCGCTGGGGGACAATTCAACCTTCTCTCGCTTGCCGAGCAGGAGCTTGACCGTCAGGGGCCGAACCCGGCGATCCTCGCGCGCGGTGGTGCGTCAAGCGCGTCTGGGCGGTCAAAGCAGGTCGATCAGCAGGCCGGACTCACCGAAGATGCGATGGTCTATAAGGGCCTGCACAATTGGGAGGTGCGGGTTTACCGGGCGATCTGGAACCGCTGCCGCCAATACTGGACCGCGCCCGACTATATTCGCGTGACCGACGACACCGGCGCGCCACAGTTCATCGGCATCAATCAGCCGCAAGTGGGCCAGCAAGTCGTGATGGACCCCACAACGGGGCAGCCGACGATCAAGCAAGTGGTTCTCGGCTACGACAACGCGCTGGCCGAGATGGACGTGGATATTATCCTCGACACGGTGCCGGACATGGCGGTGCTGGCGCAGGAGCAGTTCGAGACGCTTTCGCAGCTCGCGCAAATGTATGGCCCGCAAGAAGTGCCGTTCGACGACCTGCTGGAGCTGTCGCAAATCCCCGACAAGCGCCGGATCATCGAGATGCGCAAGGCTCGGCAGGATCAAATGGGTCAGCAGCAGGCGCAGACGCAGCAACTCGCTGTGGCCGGTGCGACAGCGAACATTCAGAAAACCGGCGCGCAGGCCGCAGAGGCGGCAGCGAAGGCCGAAAAGATTTCAACAGAGACGGCATTCACCAAGCAGCAGTTGGCATACTGGGGCCAGGTCGCCCCGATGCCCGCTCCGGTGATGTCACCGCTTCCACCGGCCAATGAGATTGGACCGTCAGGGATGCCCGCCGCCGGGGCTTAACGGGCGTATCGGGCTTGGACGAACCAAGCAACAGGCCGCCGCTGTTCGGGCGCATCGTGAAGTGACCCTACGATAATAGGTCACGGGGGAAACAATGGACAATCTGGATTTCCTGGACGGCGCGGAAGCGCCGAAGGCCGAGACTCAACCTGTAGAAACGCCGCCGGCAGCCGAGGCACCCGCCGAAGCTCCAGCAGAAGCGACACCGGCTCCAGAAGCGGAAGCAAAGCCCGAAGAGAAGCCGGCACAGCCGCGCGGACCTGACGGCAAGTTTGCGCCCAAGGAAGCCAAGCCTGACGTGCCGCAGGGATTCGTCCCTATCGGCGTCGTTCAGGAGCTACGGGAAGAAATCCGCTCGCTGAAACAGCCCGCTCCCGAGCAGGCGAAGGTCGAGCCGACAGCGCCGCCGGACATTTTCGAAAACCCGGAAGGCTACTCCGCATATCTCCAGAACCAGATCGCGCAGACGACGCTCAACGATAGGCTGAACCTCTCGGAAGAGTTGGTGAGGCAGTCGGCGGGCGATGAAGCGGTCAACGCCGCGCAGGAATGGGGCAGGCAGCAGCTCGCCAGCAATCCCGCGTTCGCACAGACCTTCTACGCGCAGCGCAACCCCTACGGGTTCCTCGTTTCCGAGCACAGGCGGCAGACGATGCTCGCACAGCTCGGCAATGCCGACCCCAAGGAAATCGAAGCCTATCTCGCGTGGAAAACCGCGCAGGAACAGGTTCAGCCGGCGGCCCAGGCCGCTCCACCGCAACAGCCCGCCCCGCCCAGATCGATCGCCGATGCTACCTCCGCAGGGGGTGTGCAGCACGTGGCGGTGGGTCCGGGAGTGGCGTTCTCAAACGTCATAAAGTGAGACAATAAATGGCAGAAGTCACTCTCGCTACCGCCTCTGAAAAGCAGAAGTGGATCAGCAATTACTTCCAGGAATATATCCGTGAGTCGGGTTTCTCCGGCTACATGGGGAAGTCGAACAACTCGATCATCATTGCCAAGTATGAGCTTCAGGAAGAGGCCGGCAAGACGATCAACATTCCGCTGATTACCCGCCTCAAGAGTGCGGGCGTCACCGGTTCGGCGACCCTCGACGGCAACGAGGAAGAGCTTGGCAACTACAACTGCGCGATTTCGGTCGATTGGCGTCGTAACGGCGTCCGCGTTCCGAAGTCGACCAGCTACAAGACCGAGATCGACCTCCTCAACGCCGCGCGCGATGCGCTCAAGGCGTGGGAAGCGGAGAAGGTCCGCGACGACATCATCAAGGCGATGCTGTCTGTCGTGACCACGAGCGACACGACCGTGAACCTCGGCGATTCGACTGCGGCCAACCGCAATGCGTTCGCCGCGGCCAACTCGGATCGCATCCTCGCCGGTGTCGCGGTGTCGAATTACTCGGCGACGTGGGCCACCATGCTCGGCAACCTCGACACCACGAACGACAAGTGCACGGCAGCCTCGATGAGCTTGGCAAAGCGCCTCGCCAAGAACGCCGATCCGCACATTCGTCCGTTCAAGTCGAAGGTCGGGCAGGAGTTCTTCGTGGCGTTCCACGGCTCCCGCACGTTCCGCGACCTCAAGGCGGATTCGACCATGACGCAGGCGAACCGCGATGCGCGTCCGCGCGATGTCGAGGCCAACCCGCTCTTCCAGGACGGCGACCTGATCTATGACGGCATCATCCACCGCGAGGTGCCGGAAATCGATACGATCGCCAAGAATACGGGCGGCACCTACAGCCTCGACGCGCAAGGCGCTTCGTCGGCTGACGTTCGCCCCGTGTTCCTCTGCGGCGCACAGGCCGTGGGTATGGCGTGGGGCCAGGAGCCGACTCCCCGCACCGACAACCTGAAGGACTATCAGTTCCGTCCGGGTGTCGCGATCGAGGAGCTGCTTGGCGTCAAGAAGCTGGCGTTCAACGGCGTTCAGCAGGGCATGGTGACGTGCCTCTTCGCTGCCGCTGCGGATTCCTGATCCTTCTAAACCCTGAATGACTCACGAAGGGCTGCCTTAATCGGCGGCCCTTCGTGTTTCTGGAGATTTAATAATGGCGACTTACAACTCGACCGGCGTGACGAACAATGCCCCGGCATTGACGCACGGCCTGACCAACAACGCGAAGGTGGCCTACGGAGAGGTGGTTTGCGCCGCCGCTCCCTCGACCTCCGACACGCTCAACTTCTTCGACCTCCCGGCGAATGCCCGCATCCTCATGGCCGTTCTCGAATCGGACGACATGGACACCAACGGCACGCCGACCCTCACGCTCAACATCGGCGATTCCGGCTCGGCCACCCGGCTGTTCTCGGCCTCGACCGTTGCTCAGGCCGGCACGGCAT